TGTTGTGGAGACTGGTGATAAAATTTACGTTGTTCGTAACCATTGTAGTAATCTTTGCTTAGAAGAGCTAGGTCTTCATCAAGTGGCTTACCAGTCTCTGCGTCAGTGTAACCCTTGTAGTAAAGTTCTGAGTCATTAGCAATTTTGTTAAAAGCAGTTACATAATCATCTGTATCAGCTAAACGAGTCTCTTGTTTAACAATTTTTTTATTACCAGCAAGGTCTTGTGCATTGGCTCCCTCAACGTTATCAAAATTTTCATCGCCAAGATTGTGATCATCATTGGGACGACCGCATCCACAAGTGGAGCACGCAATACGTGGACTAATAGTAGTCGGTATAAAATTCTTTTCACAGTGGTTGCAGAACGGTTCACCGTTCTCCATGATATAAGCGATTCTCGCTGATGTACTCATTGTATTTCCTCCAATTATGGGAGACAAAGAACCTGGGCTTACGCTGCTCAGTCCTTCATTTTCTATAGTTCCTGGTTCACTTGTTACGTCTAGTCTTGTTACACGCTTTGGGGCAACTAATTCAGTAGAATTACCATCTTCGTTGCCACGATCTGCAATAAATCTAAAAGCTCCGATAACACCTTTGGTAGATTGACCAGGTATTCCAAAGCCTTCGCCTTCTTCGGCGTGCTCAATACCATCTAAGGAAGCATCCTCACCATGGTTACCATTGCCTTGATCTGCGTATTTCATCAATAACTACTGCATATTAAGAGTCATTTTAACTCTTATTCCCAAGTTGTTGGCGGCAACGACTTCTTTGGCCCTGGCATGTCATATTCACCATGGTTTGTTATTCCAGCCCATTCATCGTGATCCTCTACTTTTTCTTCAACAGTTTCATCTTCTGGTGACCATTCATTTTTTTTAGCATAGTAAAGCTCACCAATAAGATTTAAAAGTCTTGTGTCATTAGCACTGGAAAACCTTGGTCGTGCTGGATCATACGATTGTACTGTTGTGTGAGGAACGTTTAATTCTAATTTGCCACCCCAAGATGGTAAAGAAAAACCTTTTAATCCATTGGGCTTTGGTTGTTCACTTGTGCTCATAGAAGTTTCATTTGGCTCTGCAACATCAGCACCTTCTGAAGAAGTTGGCATTTCTGGTTGAGCTTCTATTGATGTTGCTGGTTCCACTGGTTCTACTGTTGGTTTTTCTATGTGAATGCTTTTTGGACGACGTGGTCTGTGTCCCGGCAATGTCATAGGTTCTGTTTCTGGCGTATGCATAGGTTCTATGGTTGGTGTTTCTGGTCTTAAAGCTTTTATTCTTTCACCAATACCCTGTATCAATTCTTTAGTTTGTAATGGGTTTTGTATAATTGTTTTACCGGCGGCTTCTAGTGCGTCTATCCCATCAACTATTGGGATTTCATCAGCAGGTGCTGTTACAGCTTCTGCCTCTGCTAAATTTTTAACAAATTTTCTAGTTAGGCTAACTCCTGGTTGAACTACTTTATGCTTGTACTTAGAGTTAAATTGTTTAGAAGTTGGCATTCCTGACATGTTATTATTTTCCCATGGCATTACATGAGTTCCTTCTGGCCATGCAACTGTTGTTGAAATCTTAGAGCTAGCAGTAAAATCTGGGTGTGCTGCGTCAGGAGTTTGTATTTCGCCTCCTGAACCAGAACTCTGTGATGTTGGTTGTTGTTGACTATTAGCACCAGGACCTTTAAGAGCCTGACCACCAAGTCCGCTAAGGGCTCCACCTCCACTTGCAGCGGCCTCTCCTTCTCCTGCAGCGGCTCCTGCAGCGCCTACAGCAGCTTCTCCTGCGCCAATGATTTCTGGCACAGCTAAAAGAGGGCCTGCAGTGACAAAAGTACTAGCAGTCATCATTCTGTATTCTTTTTCAGCAAGTCTCTTACCAGCTTCTGATTGGTAAACTTGATTATCAGTAGTAATGTATGGTGTCATTTGCACAGAATTTTGTGCTTTACGCAACATATCTGTAGCAATACCGTTGTTTCTATAACTTTCTTCTACGAATACACCATCAAGAACATAGTTACCATCATGACGTTTTTCAGCAGTTAAGTATCCAATACGTTCTGGCCCAGACATAGCTTCAACTAAGAGCCCTTGGAACGTTCCGCCTGTCTTGTATTTCATTTGTCCAGTGTTAGCTAAATAAATAACCTTTTTGTTATTTTCTTCTAATACTTCTTCTGTTCTCTTTGGAATAGTCATTATAATTTACCAATATCTGCTAGTAGGTCTTCTAAGCGCATGTTTCCATACTGACCTTTTTCTACAATCTCTGGAGTGATAATTGCCCATGATTCATCCATGTAACTTTGTAGCCATGATTGTTCAATAGCTTGAACTTCACCCCAAGTAATACCATAAAAACACTTCTCATCGTATCCAACAAGAATAATGCAGTGTCCACCAATAATGTTATTATCAGCTGGTGTTCCTGTTAGTGCCCATGGTTGGTGATTCTGGAATTGTTCTTCGCATACTGATGGGAGTCTAATCCCAATGTATGCTAAACCATAGAATGCTATTACGCTTCTAAGTTCATCAAAATCAGCATGATCAGTTGGTGCATAAGCCGCAACTTTACCGCCAAATATCTCATTCTGTTGCCAATGTTTAAGCAAATCTGCTTCTACAGCACCGGCATCCTGGCCATTTGTATAAGCTAAGTAAGCTTTTACAACTTCATCAGTCGTTGGTGGCAATTCATTCAACCCAAGTACCTTTGCTGTAGCCATTTTTGCATGAGCAATACCGGCAAAAGTGCAATCGCCATATTTATCATTGCCAAGCATTTCCCATTCAGCTACATTAGGAGTACCTACGGATGCTGGAGGAGTAGGTAGAGGATTATACTGATAGAATGCCAACATGTGTAAACCATTTGGCCTATGCGGTGCTAGTTTACCTAACTTACCTATTTTACGTTCTTTTATCATCTTCTCTTGTACTCGCCTTTCCAAGAATTGTAATCCGTAGTTCCGGGTCGCCAGTGATCTCTACAAACTGGGTTGCCCATGGGTGATTTATCCCATGATAAGTTTTCAACAGGATATCTTTTACCTGCTTCTAAACAATCTGGATGGGTACAAGCTGCTGTACCTTTCCTATCTACTATAGGCTTTTTTCTAGGCTTTTTAACTGGTTCTAATACAGTGAGTGTTCTATTAGCAAGGCCTTCTTGGGTCTCTGCACACTCTTGAGTGTCTTTGCAAGTACCATTGCTAACAATGGTGCGAGTCCCATCATCAGATTGACCGCATAGTCTGCATTTGTCTGGTCTTGTAGCTGCATAGCGTTCGTTCCAATTCATTGATATTTCACCTCGCCTACAGCATTTCCTTTATGTTGTGCATTCTTAGTACTACCATCAGCAAGTGTTACTTTTCCATGTTGAAACGGTATAGCACCTACGAATGGTGTAGTACTAATATGATTTTTGGGAATATAGTAAGTACCAAATGCTGCTTCGGGACTTTTAGAGTCACGGCTAATTATATGTTCTTCTGGCATACCTTTTATTAGTCCATATGCTTTATATCTAAAACTACCATCTGATTGTTTTTCAGCAGCAGGTTGATTGAGTTTTATAAAATGTCCTATCCCACTATGACGTGGGTCAATAAATACTGTATTCTCCCAATTTTCAGTATAACGTCCTTGTGGATCTAGATTTTTATAGCTATCGGGACGAGTAGTCTTATAAGTCTCTTGTGCTTCAGGTGATAAGGTTTTAGTATAACTACCATCACTTCCAAGTGTGTAGTTACTACCACCAGTTGTACCACCATCAAAGAAGAAGTCGGTATTTATTTCACCAGAAAATCCAGTAACTTTTTTGCCCTGTGGTACAGTAGGGAGTTTGTGTGAAGACCACTCATTCCAATCAATTGAAGACAGAGGCTCCCATGGTATCCACTTACGGGTATTTTTATCAGCAGCATATCTAGCTTTCCAATTAATCACATGTTTTGAAGATTGCTTAGCATAACGTTCAGACCAATATTTAGAGGCAATTGGTTTTATTAAACCATCTTCATCTAAACCATTTTCATCTCTACCTTGAAATTTATTCTTTAATTCTTTGCCTTTTTGTTTTATATAAGGAATAATAGATTGTACAACGGCTTTTGCATTATCACGCTTTTGTGGATCAGTTGTCATTTTGCCAATATTACTTACATCGCTAGCCATTGTTTTTGGGCCTTCTGGCCATATCATGTTATACAGTTGGGTTAAATGACTACCTATTGAATTTTGGGCAGCAGGTTGTTGTTGATTAGAATTTTCTAGATTATTGTTAGCATATCTTTGTGCCCAAGAAGCAATTCGTTCTCTAGTGTTTATATCAATTACTGGAGCTAATGTTTCAGATTCAGGGGTTGATTGACTAAATCGGCTTCTCATCTCTAAAGTATGTGGTCCACAAAATGGTTTAGGTTTGTCTTGACCAGGCAGTCGTATAAAAGTACGGTGTGGTGCATTGCAGTCGCTAATCGTGCATTTCATTTAATCAATCCTCGAACGTATTTTTCTGCTTCGTAATCAGCAGCGGCGGCGGTATGAATACCACCATGTCCTCTATGGTGAAATTCGCATAGCCATACTAGATTCTCTGCTGATTCCACCCATGCACCAACAGAATCTGGGTCTGAGACGCCAGGGTAGTCAACTTCAAGCCACTTGAGATCTACACCGTTTTGAAGAGAAAATTCGATGTGGCTATGGTGAAGTTCTAACGGTTTATCTAAAGAGCATTCACTAAAATCATTACGATGCAAACCAACGCTGCACTGAGCAGTGCTTTTCGTTCGCCTTCTGTAAGAATCAAAGTCCTTGTAATGTGGATCGGAGGTGCGCTCAGGATGAGCAGGATAGTGAATAGTATAGTGGTGAGTAATATTTGCATCGTGCTCCTCTATGGTCATTTTGATTCTCTATCTGCGTATCTCATATTAGTTGGGTTCTCTTTTTCAACTCTTTCAATTTCCATTTTTGACCAATGATGAGCACCGTACTTCCTTTGATTTTCAAGCCAGTCTGGATGACCATCATATGTATAACGTACAAAGTTAGTAGTAAAAAACTTATTGGTCTTTAATATAGTTCTTACACCATGATAATATGGTTCATTAGATGGAAATACTAAAACGTCTCCAGCTTTTGGTTTATATGGATAAAAGTCATCCCCTACATAAAATTCAATTTCTCCGCCCTCATAATCGTCATTTATATATGTAGTGCATGTCAATAAGAATTTGGGACCCGGATGATCACGTTCAGAGATAATAAAATCTGTGTGATATTGCATGGTTAAATCATTATCCATGTTGTCAACACCTATATCGTATTTATGAAACTTTGGTTTATCAAGAAATGCTGTTTCTGGATAATCAATCTTGTATTCTTCTTTATAATGTTTTGTAGCAATTTCATTTGCCTCAAGCACACTATCGTATACATATTTTTCTTCTTTTGTTTTTGCGTCAAGTTCATCAGAAAAATATTTTTCCCAATTTATGTTTGCATAAGTCCCAAATAGACCCCATTGTGTCCATTTATCAAAAAAGTATTTACCTTCATTATTAAATTCAGATTCTTTTATAGTTTTATATAATTCATCTGCATCTGGTATCAACCCTTGGTAAATTCTTACATTTGGCATTAATTCAAATGATGTAAACTCACGACTATTTGTCATTCTTCTTCCTTTTTTCTATTCTGAATGAAATCAATGACTTCATCTAAATTTTCAAAGAAAATAACATTTTCCTGAAGTGACTCATCATTATCTTCATCGTAACCAACATGTATATCTATGCCAAAAATATTGGTAAGGATCATTGCAAACTCAACAAGATTGATGTCCTTGGAGTATTCCATGTAGTAACCATCTTCATTACTAGCATCAACTATAGTAATATGGTAGTTTTTAGCTTTTAATGGTTTTTTGTCTTTTTTGTGTAAAAATGACGTATTTTTAACGTTTTTTGATAAAAAATGACGTATTTTGTCGGTTTTTTCCTTAAATTCAGCTATTTTTAGCTGTTTTTCATCATTTTTTGTACTATTTTCGCAAATACAAGCATTAATATTGCAACTATTTTGACAAGGATTATTCATGATTTCCTTAAGTTATACTATAGGAGATTGACAGGAGTACGTGTCAAGGCTTATACAATTAATTTTTATTAACATTAATTTTCTTCCTTAGGATTGAGAATTTTTTCTTTAGCCTTAGTAAGTTCTTCAGAAATGACTTCTGGTCTTCTTCTCTTAATTGGCTTGGGTGTGCTTTCAGGTTCTTCGGTAGGTCCTTCGTAGTCGTAATTCCGTAAGAATGGTGAAACACCACCACCATTTTCAAATTCTGATGGATCAATAGCATGGAGTCGAGCATCTTGGAGCAGAGCAGAAGGTCCTGGGTGGAATGGATTCTCTTCGTTTTTACGACCACGGACAGCAGCAGTTATATACTTAATTGCATCTCTAATCCAAAAACCATTATGCGGAGATTGTTTACCAGTTTTACCAAGATCAGAAGTTCTTCCCTCTAGTCCTTCTCCAAGGTCTGGGTGATGAAATTGAGGTGATCCTGCAAAAAAAGAGTCTGAAGTTGCAGGGTGCTTTGCTGCACGAGTACGATCTTGAATATCAAATATTGTATTCGTTGGGGTCGATGACTGGTCTAATACACAGTGTGGACAAAAACACATTGCAAATTCTGCAGTTTTTGCTGCATTATGATTTTCACGATGTGATTGATTTAAAGCATTTTTACGATCTGGATCTTCATCGTGTACAATTCTTGGGCTAATACGACTAGCAATATGCCTTACAACATGATTCAATTCATTCATGGCATTTGCTGGAACACCATTTTTTGAAAGCCGACGGAATTTACGATTCTCACTAGGTCGTGAATCTTTTGCTGAAGTAGTTGTTCCATCAGAAAGTGCTGAAGCAATTTTTGCTACTTTAAAATAATCAGCGAGTTTTGTACTGCCTGATTCAATTAATCGATTGTAACCAGCTTGTGCATAACCATGAATTAGTCCAATCTTTTCCATAGGTGCACCGAATCGTTTATTGCCAGATTCATCGATGTATTGACCAGCAGAGATGCCTCTATCAAATTTACCTTTACCTTTAGTAATTTTTATTTGAGGGTATAATAGAAAATCAGAAAATTTTCTTTGTTTAGCAACTTTTTCTTCACCTTCAAAATCATTCACTGTAACAGGAACGTCAGCAATATCTGTAAGGGTGCGTAGTCTAGCCATTTTAGTTAAGCTAGGGTCGTGATGCCATTCACCATCGAGGTTCTTTGGGTCATCTGGAGCAAGACCAAATAATTCTACTGCTACTGGATCTGGTCTTTTAAGACCTTGATCTCTGTAACTTCCTGTGCAACCTGGTTTGCACTTATTTCCACAACCTTTAAGGTAGTGTTTTGACATAAGCGCTGCTTCACGATCCATGTGACCAGCGTTAGGGTCTTCTTCATGGAACTTGTAAGTTTCGTTTCCCACTTGGTGATGAACAATACTTAATTGATCGTTGTTCTGCCTTTTCTTTTTGGCAGCAGCTCTGCTATTAAATTTTGTCATTCTTACGTACCTTGCTATTGTGGAGTTTACTTATAAAAGTAATCCGAATTTCTAAATCTTTTAATGCCGTTTTGCGCAGTTAAGGCATTCACCATTCATGCTTAGAGAACCTAATGGGTGTTGTTCTCCACACGTTGAACATTCTGCATCGTGGTTGTTTATAAAGTCTGTAGGTTCTTTATTTGGATCAACCCATGAAGAAACTGGAGGCTGAGGGTTGTGAGCTTGACATTTTGGGCAAGTGCAGTCGACCATATCTGGTCCCATAGCTTTTTGTCTTTCCAGCTCTTTAGTGATCTTTTGATGATGACCAAGTGCTTTTTGCGTAAGGTCATGGTGAACTTTTGCAAGCCCTGCATTCTCTTTCATGTAATGATGTAATGCTCGCATCAAGCTTACTCGTTCTGCAAGTTTATCAAGGCCTTCTAGTTTGGCATCGATATTTAAATCCATGTTCTCGTCTTCATTTGAGTATTTGAATGTCATAATAGTAGTCCTTGATAGTGCATTTGACTCTTACATAAACTATTGCAAAATACCTATGAAATTACACTGTTTTAGGAACCAGTCTCCTGGTAGAACTCTGGCTTGTGATATTTATCACTATAATCCAGCATGGTTACTAAAGAGTATTTGACTCCTGATTTAACTGGCATAGCTCGGTGTGGATAAGCAAACGTAGATGGGAATACAATTAAATCTCCAGCCTTTGGCTTTATGTTTAGTTCCTGGAGTCTAAAGTAGATCTCTCCGCCCTCATATTCGTCATTTAGATACGCTACAAGAGATACTGTACAGTTGTACGAGAAACCGTGGTCATGGTGCTCCATGAAATGTTGGCCTTCGCCATAACGAACAAAGTTAAAAGCTTCCCAATACCTTAGATTGTGGATGTTATTTGTTCTTGAATAATCATCGACTGCTGCTTTCTGTGCATCGTAGCATTCTTGCCAGATCTGCTGTAGTTCTTTTGACTCTTGGCTTAGGTCTCCTGCTATATCGCTTTTCTTAAATTTAAAATCGATACAGTCTCGGTATTCTGGCATTCTTTGTTGGTATCCAACATAGGCTGGTTGCCAATTATAATGGTTATTTCCATTCAATACTTTTTCTAACCTTTTTATAATATTCCACTCTGGTTTGATTACATCTCTATAAAGTGTAATACAATTACCAAGATCTTCTTTAGAACTCCAGGTTTTTTCAAAAACCATTCCTTCTTGCATATTCATCGCGGTTCTCCTTTATATTCTAGGTTGGGATCTGGCAGAACCTTTTCTCCCTTGGATTCTGCTTCTTCCCAACCTTTTAGTTGTACAGCTTGTTGTGCTCTAACGGTTTTAAGGCTCTCAGCCCATTCATCTATTTTTTCTTGAGTATATTCTGATTCTTCATAGTCCCAAAATTGACCAATAGTAAATCTTTCTCCGGACGTAATCAATGATATACCATGCTGGTTATTATGTCCACCATCAAATGCTGCTAATAGACCAGTCTTTGGTTTAATTGAGACACCATGATCAGGAAAGAATAATTCTCCACCATCAAAATTATCATTCAAATATATAAACGTTGCCCATTTGCTTCTTTCGAATTCATTGTACTTACCATCTGTACTATTATCTGAATGAGGGTTTGTAAAACCTCCTGTAGCCCATATTTGTGCATGTGGGAAACCAATTGGCTTTAGACCACTACCATGAGCAAGTTCCGCAGCTTCTTTCATTCTAGAACTCAAAGATTCAACAAGATCTTTAGGTAATCCAAAATCAACCATATCATCGCCTACTGGCAAGTTGGCTGCAGATGATCCATAGAATCCAATTCTATTCCATTTAAGTTTGCCATTTTTTTCTGAATGATCCCAATATTTAATAATTGCATTGCATTCTTCTTTGCTTAAGAATTCTTCAAAAACAACAATGTCATTTTTATAATCTATTTTATTCATATTATATCACGTACTTGCTACTATTTATATGTGCTATTTCTACATGGTTTATATTTACATGTCCTGGTAATGAACCCACCCATCGGATAGCTTCTGCCATGTCTTCTGCAGTCAATGCATTCTCTTTCTTTTCTGTTTGAGTATCAATAGTTCCTGGGCAAATTTCTGTTATTTTAATACCATACGCTGGGAACTCTAACCTCATGGTATCAACTAAACCCATCTGGCCTCTTTTTGCATTAGAATAATTGCCTGATCCAAAAAATGGAATTTGTCCACACAAAGAAGAAATAAATATAATTGTTGGAGAATCAGATTTTTGCATTGAAGTAACAAACAACTGTGATATATACATTGGACCAGTTACATTTATATCATAAGCTCTTCTAAAATCTTCCATAGTTTCATGTATTATTTGCTTGGGTGCAGAGCCACCACCAGCATTATGAACTAATAAATCTATAGTAGTTTCTTTGTATTTTTCAAAAAACGATTTGATCTGTTCTGGTTCTGTTACGTCTAGTTTATTTATTTCAACATTATCAGACTCTAGATCTTTCATAGCATCTAAATTTCTTGATGCAGCGATAACTTTATATCCATTGTTAGCCAAGAGTTTGACCGTAGCTCGGCCTACGCCTTTACTGGCTCCTGTAACTATAGCTGTTTTTTGCATTAAAGTTGAACCCATATCTTTCTCATAAATATTATTGTATATTTTATTGATGATCATCATGTATCCAGTGAGATGTAATCATATATTTAAAACCAGTTTTAACAAGATGTGCAGTATGGAAGTATGGGGCAGATGCTGGAAATATAACTGTACTATTAGCCTTTGGTTTAAAACCTATGTCAAATAACTTTGATTTCAAAGCTTTATCATAATCTGGATCTGTGCGAGGCCTTTCGTCAAAAGCTTCATCATAATCTATAATGTTAAATGAAAGTTCTCCGCCTTCATAATCATCGTTTAAATACATAACAAAAGAATATTTCAAACTCATATCGCCTTGTAATTGATCAAAATGAGAACCCATATATGTTCCAGCGTTATATTTTTTTATATTAAGCAATTTAAATAATTTTGGTTCTTCGTAATCGCCTTGTGATTCCGCATAGTCTTTGGCAACATTTAAAAAAGCATTTATAATTAAATTATAAACGTATAGCATGTCTTCTTTTAATTGACCTTTTGCTTTACCAATTATATTTAGATCTAATGATTTATGTTCTCCATAAATATGATCTTCATTGTCAGAAGAATGCCACACTATCCAATCATCATTTAATTTTTTTAAAACTTTATTGAAATTGTCAAAATCTTCTATTACATTCTCGTAATAGTAAATTTTTTCGTGCAATATTGTTTTGTCCATGCCTCATGACATCATTTCATTTAAATGAAATTCCATATTGTTGTGTATCCAATGACCTGGAATCATATATTTAACATTAGATTTAATAATATGAGCAGTATGAAAATATGGAGCAGAGGATGGAAATATAACAATACTGTTTGCTTTTGGTTTAATTCCTACATCAATTTGTTTTAACCTTATAGCTTCATTATAATCTGGATCTACGTCAGGTCTTTCACTAGGTTCAAAATAATCTACAATTTTAAAAGAAATCTCTCCACCTTCGTAGTCATCATTCAGATACATAACAAAAGAGTATCTTAAACTTGTGTCACCGAATGATTGATCGTAATGAGCACCCATAGATGCTCCAGTCATGTACTTCTTTATTTTATATGTTGGAAATAATTTTGGTTCATCGTAGTCACCTAAAGATTCTGCATAGTCTTTACTAACATTATAAAAAGCATCTTTAATCGCATTATAAACGTATGACTTGTATTCATCGCTCTCATTCGGGATTATTGATTTTTGTTCTCCATAAAGATAAGGTACATCACCACATGCAGTCCACTCTTCCCAATTATTATAATGTTCTAAAGCCTTATTGAAGTCGTCAAAATTTGGCATTACATTTTCATAATAGTAAATTTTGTCGTGTAGTATTTTCTTATCCATATAGCTCCTATTTAATATTAAAGTTTTCTTCCACTGTCCAAAAAAATGGGCAAGTAAATCTAAGTCCAGAAGTCACTGTTGAAACTCCATGCAGATAATTCATGTCACCTGGGAAGAACCATGCAGAACCTGCTTTTGGTTTTATACGTACACCCTGGTTAACAAAATATAATTCTCCACCTTCGTAGTCATCATTAAAATAAAAGATTGATGCTATGTCATAATATGGGAAAGCGTTTGGCTTACCGGCATCTGGTCCTTCATGTAGTTCTTTATCAGCATGTGGAGTTTGTTCAGTTCCTACAGGCCATTTAACAACTGCAGGCCCTGTTGCTCTAACATTGACATTGAAGTGTGCATCTACTTTAACTTTAAGTCTTCTTTGCATGTCTTCAATCAAAGGCAAAATTGTTGGATCTACTCTTTGTAAAGAAGTATACGTTGCTACCCTATCTGCCCAAAAATCTGCATTGTAAGTAACTGTTCCATTCTCATTAGTTTTAGTTTCAGTAATATCCCAAACCGTATTATTGATAGCAAAGTTTCTAAGTGTTTCTTGTTCTTCTGGTGTAAGAAAGTCTGAAACTTCTACAATGTTATCTGCTGAGTCACCAAAATAACCAGAAGGTATAAGCGATACAAATTCTCTCTGATCCTCATCTTTGTTTACAATTATCTGTTCTTCCATGTTATCCTTCCATAACCTTTAGTCTTATTAATTTAACTTCGTGTTCACCAACAGTTTTACCTTCATGATTTACAGCATCTCTATAAAAATCTGACCATTTACCCGATTGATTAATTTGACCTATTACTTCGTGATAACCTATATAATCTTGACTATATGAAATTGGTATATCATTACGGTGTTTCATATGTAATTCTGTATTCTGTAAATTAGTTAAAGATATTGGAAGCACTGCTATAACTGGAGTGCCTGCTTTAATAGTTATTTCTTTATTAGCTTCTGTTATTCTCCAGGCGCATGGTAAATCGCTATTATAAAAAGAAGTACTCATTAATGTTGTAAACGGAGAAACACCAGCTATATGTTGATTAGGGACTGGCATAGTCAAAAGAGTGTAATCGTCTGGTGTTTTAAAAATAAGACCAGTATTGAAACTTATAGTTGCATTACCTCTTTGTGCATGAACATACTTTTCACCAGCTAAAATTTTAACATGATCTGATGTCGTATCAGTTATGCCATCCCAAATAAAAGTAATATCTTCTGGGAAGAATATACCCCAACCTAAACCATTGGCAAGGCTAACTGGGAAACATTTATAGGCATGGCTATTTACCGTATCATCCATCCATTCTCTTTTTACATTCAATGGAGCTATATCGGCAAAGCCATTGTAATTTCTATAAGCAATAAAATTTTCTATCATTATTATTTTTCTTTTTGTGGTTTAATATGGCCATTCAATAATCTTTAGTGTTTTCATGCTGGTAATCCATCGGCTTTATTTATATCTTTGGTATAGAAAGCTGTAATGGCATATCTAACTCCATTGGTCACAGGGTGAACTCCATGCAGGTATTCACGGGTTCCTGGGAAGTGAATCATAACCCCTGGCGCTGGTTTTAATTCAAGACCATGTTGTGGGAAATAAATCTCTCCACCTTCGTAGTCATCATTCAGATAACAAACAGCTGCATAAAAACGGTGTGGGTATGGATGTTCACCATCGTCAGGATTATTCTGTTCACTATCTGCGTGAGGTTCTTGTTCATAACCCTCAGGCCAACGTATTACACTAGCACATTCTGCATAGATTGGTACAGAAAGTCCACAAGTTTGTTTTATGTGTTGCTCAATGCGAATCCTAATCTTTATAATCATTTCCAAGATCAACTTGTCTTTTGGTTCAAGCGATTTATAATAATTTAAATTGAGTACTCGTCTTTGATTATTTTCATCTATACTCCAATGTTTCTGAGATTCATTCTTAACATAGTTTAAAATAGTGCTTATTTCTTCTGGTGTTAAAAAGTTAGGGTTTATTGATATCATTGATGACTCGCAACCCATTCTTCTTCTGTCATATCTCCATTTATAACTTTAATATATTCTTTACCTTTGGCATAGAACCAATGGTCACTTTTAACAAAGCAAAAGAAAACCATGCCAACAAACCCAAAAGAAGGGTCGGGGAATATACCACGCCAATGCTCTTGGTCTTCTCCATAGAAGGCTAATGCTTGATTAGGGTGGAGAGTATAAGGTGTACCTTCAATATATATGTCCCAAGGTTCTGACTGATATAGACACATATCTATTATGTAGGTGCAGGCATTGGTGTCCTTATGCTTCCTAAGGTATGGTACTACATCTCCTATAGTCTCATAATGGGCGAACAGCGCGTAACTTGGCAATAAGTCAGGAATTTCAAAAAGTTTTTTCGCTATGTCTATTGTTTTGTCATGCGCAGTTTTTAATAAAGAACTTTGGTCAGTATTTATAATATAACGACCTGGCAAGATACTACTATCTCCATGGCTAATAACTTTTGAACGTAATTCATTCTCTAGTTCTTTATAGAATTCAGTATCGAATAGAGTTTTCACTATTAATGGTTGTTTCATATATGTTATTCGATGCAGTCGCTTACAGTAAGGTCGTTTAACATTGGTTGACCAGACTCTACATCTTGGAATACTACGCCCACGTCTATTAGTTCTTTTACTTTAGGATCGTACGCAAAGGTTGTTGTTACATAGCGAACCTTATCGCCTGTTACTGGTCTAACTCCGTGTTCGTATCTTCCCACGCCTGGGTGAATCAATACGTCACCCTTTGATGCTTTATACTGTAGTGGTGTTGGATTTAGGATCTTAGGGTAATAGATCTCTCCACCTTCAAAATCACTTAGATAAATAGTAAAGGCTAGCTGAACGAAATTGTTCTTGCCCATACCCTCTGTAGGGTTATCGGAGTGTTCAAACATACCTTGACCCTTTTGTATCCTGTGGATGGAGCCAGGATCACTTAGAAACCAATCGTCTGTAAATAGCGTAGCTATTGCCGCTTTTATCTCTTTGTTCTTCTCATTGATCTCTTCGTTGTCAACGGTATATAAGAACTTACCATGCCACCACTCTCTTCTGTTTCTCTCCCACCATTGTTCCTCTGGGACAGACTCAGCAAAGTTGACAAGCAGGTCGCATGTCTCATCTGAGATAAGATTCTTTATCACCCATATATTCTCTTCAACTTGTAGATAATTAGGGTGTGATTTGATTTTGTCGTAATTAAATAATTCCATACCTACTTAGTCAAGAATACATATTATTTACATCTGTGTCAAAAGTCCAGTTTTGCGGGCAACGCGGCTCGCATATATATCCTCGAAATTTCTAAATCTTTTAATGAGATCGTAATATAGCTTATTCAGTTATAGGCTCAGCAATAGTTGTGCCTTTATCATGAACATTCCAGTTCATTATTCGTCCATCAGATCTTTCCAATAGTCATCGTTGGCTTCTCGAGTGCCCAATTGGTTACATTCTTTACAACCACGTCCTAAGCAATTAACGCAAGGATCAGTTATTTTACCTGTTCCATTGCAATTAATACAATCACGCCCATGCAGTATTGTTCGAACATATTTACCAGTTCCTTCACAAGAAGGACAATTTGGAAGAGATTCATATTGACGCATTTTCTTTGCCATTTCAGCAGTGCCTTCAAAGCTTTCATCAGGGGTAAAGTCAGCATCAATG